GGTCGTCGTCATCTGTCCGAACAGCACGATGGTGTTCTCATGTCGTTGCTTGTCGAGAAGTTGCAGTTGGCTCAGCGTTTGCGTATCTGGTTGGGCGACGATCTAACCCGTCGCTGGTACACTACCGCAAATGGTCAAACGGTTACACACCCTGCGGTCAAGCAGATCGACCAGGCTGATGCGCAGATCACTGGTTGGTTGCAGTTGCTTGGTTTCCCTGTGTCAGAGCGTGCACGTCTTGGTTTGTTCGAGATTAGGGTAGCAAATGAACTTGATGATTACAGAAAACGCACTGGCAGCCGCACCAACTTGGTCGACGTCGCGCCTATCGTTGGCGTCTGACGGTGAAGCGGTTATCGATTTTGCTCGCACATTTCTACATGCTGACAAGGGTATGCGTGCTGGCACTGCGTTAGAGTTGGTGCAATGGCAGGCTGATTTGATCAACGCGCTGTATGAGCGGCGTGTTGATGGTCGGCTGCGTTATCGTCGTGCGCTGATCGGTTTAGGTCGCAAAAATGGCAAGTCGATGCTTGGCTCTCTGATTGCGTTGCATGGTTTGATTGAGGGTGGGCAGGGTGCTGAGGTTTATGCCGCTGCAGGTGATCGACAGCAGGCGCGTATCGTGTTTGAAACTGCACGTCAGCAGGTTTTGCGTTCTGCTGCGTTGAGTGGCATTTGCAAGATTTATCGTGATGCGATTGTTGTACCTGGTACTGGTGCTGTTTTTCGTGTGTTGTCTAGCGATGCGAAACTGCAACAGGGATTGTCGCCATCGACGGTTGTATTTGATGAATTGCACGTGCAGCCGAATGATGATCTTTGGGATGCGCTCACGTTAGGTTCTGGTGCGCGTGTATCGCCGCTGGTGGTGGCTATCACAACGGCTGGCTATGATTTAGAGTCGCTGTGTGGCAGACTGTACCAGTATGGTAAACGTGTCGCTGCTGGTGAGGCTGACGACAGCAGTTTCGGTTTTTGGTGGTGGGAAGCGAAAGCAGATTGCGATTTGACTGACGAGGTTGAGTGGCTGCGTGCAAACCCGAATTTGGCTTATGGTTTGTTAGACAGCGAAGATATGTTGGTGTCGGTGAAACAAACCAGTGAAAGTGCGTTTCGTCGCTATAGGTTGAATCAATGGACACGTGCATTGGATAGTTGGTTGCCTGCTGGTGCGTTTGAGGCTTGCCTATCTGATAGGGTGTTTGATTCGCGGCTGCCTATGTTTGTTGGTATCGATATGGCGTTGAAACATGACTCTATCGCTGTGGTGTCGGCACAGTTGCAGCCTGATGGTGTTGTTGTGTGTCGTGCCAAGATCTGGCATCCGCAAGAAGTGGCGTTAGATGTGGTCGCTGTTGAACAGCATCTGCGTGAGTTACACAGTTTGTACAATGTGCGCGAGTTTGCTTTTGATCCTGCGTATTTTCAACGCAGTGCTGAGATTTTGGTTGATGATGGTTTGCCGATGGTTGAATTTCCACAGAACCGCACACGTATGATACCTGCATGTGGCAATGCGTTTGAATTGATTGTCAATTCGCGTGTGGCTCATGATGGTGCGCCGCAGTTTGTTGACCAGGTGCTATCTGCCGCGCAACGTCTCACCGATGAAGGTTGGCGTTTAAGCAAAGGCAAATCTAAACGGAAAATTGATGCATGTATTGCTCTGGTGATCGCATTAGATCGTGCTACGCTTGGCAGCAAAACGTCAACCAATCCTGGTGTGGTAGATGTTTGGAAAGATTTATGAACACACGTGTCACTACAATTGTCGAGGCTTGCGGATTGATCATGCTGGTTGTTGGTGTTGGTTTTTTTAGCATTGGCGCGTCGTTGATTGTTGGCGGTGTTGCCTTGATCGCGATAGGTGTACTGCAATGAGCCTGTTTAAACCTGAGCGTCGCGCACTACCAACAACGATTGATCCATATCAGATAACAGCGCGACCTTACTACGCAAACTATAGCGGCGAATTGGTAACTGAAACCAGTGTGTTCGCTAGTTCTGCAATGTTGGCGTGTGTGTCTTTGATTGCTGATTCAATTGCGGCGATGCCGTTAGAGTTGGCGCGAGTGCGTGCTGGTCGTATCGTGCAGATGCCGACACCTAGCGTGCTGTTGAAGCCGAACATGCAACAGTCGATGTTTGATTTCGTGCATGAAGCCGTTGCAACTTTGGCGTTGCATGGCTGTGTTTACATTTACGCGCCGCGTCGCGCTGGTGAATTGCCTGCCGAAATGAAAGTGATCCACCCTAATCTGATCAAAGATGTCTATTCAGACAGTGGCGAATTGTACCACATGATAGGCAAAGAACAGTACGACAGCGCAGACATACGAGGCATCCATTGGTTGAAACTCGCTGGTATGAAACGCGGCGTGTCACCATTGGAGACACAACGCAACACTGTCGGTATGGGTTTAGCAATGGACAGGTTTCTGTCGCAGTTCTATGGTGAGGGTGCTACACCGTCAAGCGTGCTTGAATCTGAAAAACCGATAACACCAGAACAGGCTGGCATTTTGCGCGATACGTGGGAAGATGCACACTACAAACGTCGACGACCTGCTGTGCTCAGCAACGGCTTGAAATGGCGTTCAATCACGGCAAGCGCAGCCGATATGCAGATGTTAGAGCATCGTGAAGCGATCATTCGCGACATCGCACGTGTTTACCGTGTGCCGTTGCACATGATCAGCGGCACTGGTGGCGACTCGCAAACATATCAAAATATCGAGTCAATGGGTACGAATTTTGTGCGTTTCACTTTGTTGGCGTGGATGCGACGAATTGAAGACGCTATCAGTGAGATGCTGCCGATCACGCAGTATGTGCGTTTCAACGCTGACGGTTTGATGCGTGCCGACGCGATGACACGTGCGAAAGTACAACAGACGCAGATCATGTCGGGTACATTGACACCGAATGAGGCACGCAATGACGACGACCGCGAACCGTATGAGGGTGGCGACCAGTTTATTATCGCGGCGCAAGGTTCGCCTGTTGCTGGTGTTGTCGGTGGCGATCTGCCAACACTTGGCTCTGACGCAGAACCACCCTTGAGATGATACCTTAAATGCCCTACGGCATAAGTGAAGAACAAGCCGATTGTGCAGGCTACGCCGCAGTGAAAATGCACGATGATGGCAGCATTGAAACGATCGGCTGTCACGACACGAAACAAGATGCTATCGACCAGATGGTTGCAGTGTCGCTGGCTGAAGATCTAGAACCACTTGGCGATGTCGGTATGCGTGCCGAAGTCAATCTGTCAGCACCTGAATTTATGCGAGCGTCAGCGCGTCGCGGTTTACGCCTACATGAACAAGGCTTCTCAGGTGACGGTTTGATGCCTGCCACTGTTGGCGATGCTCGACGCATGGCTGCAGGTACAATCTCAGAACCTAAGTGGCGCAAGATCGGCGCGTGGATCGCACGCCATATCAGCGACCTTGATGCGGTTCAAGGTGACGAGATCACACCAGGTTTGGTGGCGATGTTGCTGTGGGGTGGCGGCTCATCTCGTTCAAGCGCGAGACGTGCGCAAGAATACGCAGATCGTGTCGTCGCTCAGTTAGATGCTGAACGTAGCGATAATAATGGAAAAGTGCATGACACTGGCATGCTGTACGATGGGGTGCACAATATGAATGAAACCAACACGATCAAATTAACCAATTGGGTATCTCGCAATCTGTCTGACAACAGAAGCGTTGCTTACACAAATCTTGAATTGCGTGCAGAAGGCGATGGCAGCACGCTTGTCGGCTATGCTGCGGTGTTTGATTCGCCAAGTGAGCCGTTGCCGTTCACTGAATTTGTGCGACCTGGTGCGTTCACTAAAACGTTAAATGATGGCGCAGATGTTCGGCTATTGATCGACCATGAAGGCGTGCCGCTGGCACGCACAAAATCGGGAACACTTGTTTTAGAAGAAGATTCACGTGGCTTGCATGTTGAAGCGTCGCTCGATCCTGCGAACCCTGACGCGGCGCGTGTGTTGTCTGCGATGAAACGCGGCGACCTGTCGCAGATGTCGTTCGCATTTCGCACGATAAAAGATTCGTTCAATGCTGATCGCACTGTGCGCGAATTGAAAGAAGTGCAGTTGTTTGATGTCAGTGTTGTCACGTTTCCTGCGTATGAGGACACTGTTGCGGAAGTGCGGCAACGGCTCACCAATGAGAATACTATTGTAGAGACGTTAGATGCAGAGCCTGTTACGCTTGCTGTGTCGGGTGCTCTGTTGGCGCGTAAGCGTCAAATTCAGATCGCTCGATACCGTTAGCCGAATTGCAGCCGACGCGTTCACCGCGTCACTGTTAGATTCACTCGTGGCATCAATATCAACCCACATGAGCAAGGATTCAAAAAATGACTAAGAAATATACAGAGATACTCAGTGAGAAACGTGACGCTGCACTAGCACGCGCACAACAAATCACTGAAATCGCAATAAGCGAAACACGCGACATCACCAAAGATGAAGATGCAGAGATTGCTTCAACACTTGATGAAGTGCGCGATTTTGACGAGCAAATCAAGCGTCACAGCGACCTAGAAGCACGCGCTGCGGCAGCACTTGAAAGCCGCGTCGAGAAGAAAATCGATGTCGCTATTGGTGGCACAGTTGTAAAATCTGAGGCTCGCACATATAGCCCACAAACAGAAACATCGTTTATTTCTGATGCTTTTGCAGCGCAATTCAATAACGACTTCTCAGCGCAACAGCGTTTGGCTCGCCATATGAACGAAGAAAAGATTGAACGTCGTGATGTGACTAGCGCAAACTTTGCTGGCTTGATGGTTCCGCAATTCTTAACTGATCTTGCTGCACCGTTCGCTCGTGCAGGTCGTGTAACAGCAGACCTTGCTCGCAAGCACCCACTGCCAGCACAAGGCTTGACTATCAGCCTTAGCAAAGTGACAACTGGTTCAGCAACTGCAGCACAAACAGAAGGTGCAGCAGTTCAAGAAACCAACATGGATGACACGAAACTCGACATCAGTGTTGTAACAATCGCTGGTCAGCAGAACGTGAGCCGTCAATCGCTTGAACGTGGAACAAACATCGACAGCCTTGTGATGGCTGACCTTGTTTCTTCATACAACACCGTTTTGAACACAGCAGTGGTTGCTGAATTGTTCTCTTCGGCTGGTCAAGCAGTCACTTACACTGACGCCTCACCAACGGTTGCGGAACTCTATCCAAAACTTGTTGACGCTGTGCAGAAAGTTCAAACAACTTTCTTCGCTGGACCGAACGTGATGATTATGCACCCACGTCGACTTGCGTTTATTTTGGCAGCAGTTGATGGTCAATCACGACCACTCGCTGTACCAACACCAACAAGTTCAGGTCAGCCTGCGTACGCATACGGCACAGGTGCTGCACAATACGGTAACTCTGGTTACAGCATTTTAGGTTTGCCTGTTTACACAGACGCAACCGTAAGCGTTGTCAAAGGTGCTGGAACAGATCAAGACACCATCTACATTGGCAATTCGCAAGAGTTGCACCTGTGGGAACAAGGCGATGGTACACCAATGATGCTTCGCTTTGAGCAACCTAAAGGTGCAGAACTTGATGTAACAATGATTGTTTACGGCTACAGCGCAGTAACAGCGAATCGTTACCCTAACGCTTGGGCACAAATCAATGGTACTGGATTAGTAACACCAACTTTCTAAGTTGAATTAACAATCGCTATGGGTTGCTGACGTCTTGCAGGGTGTCAGCAACCCATGCTATTAAGGAAGGTCGAAATGAACAAACACATTGAAGCGTTGCTAACAGAACGAGCAGGCTACGTTGCACGCAATCTCACAAAACGTGTTGAAGCGGTTGACGCTGCGCTGCGCGAAATCGGATTTGAACACAAATACATGACACCAGAGCCAGAAGTTGAAGTTGCCATCTCTGAGACAGCAACGGAAACCACAGCCTTGAAACGCGGCAAAAAGAAATAGGTTGATCTATGGCTATCACTAACGGTTACGCGACACTCGCAGAAGTCAAAGCCGTTTTGCGGAT